CAATTGAGGATCCTAAAAAATGACCGTACACGCCATCCTCGGTTTCGTAGCGGTGTTTTATAGCTTCGTAGCGGGATGGCGATTGTCGAGGCGGTATTATAACCGCTACGAGGAAGAATGAACCGCCTTCGAGGCGGTTTTTTTATGTTCGTAGCGGCGGATCGCTGTTCGTAGCGGCGGATCGGCTAGGGGCGGGGTATTTTAAAAACGTAAGTCGTTGATTTATAAGGTTTACCCCATACCCCCAATACCCCACCATTGAAAGTCCCCCACGCCAGTGACCCACGGCCCCCACCCCCTAACCGCTACGAGGCGGGCGCTGCTACACCTATATATATATTATTCTTATTAGTTAAAGTATATAGGGGTATAGGGGTAATTAACGTAATATTTATATATATCAATAACTTACGTTAGACCCTTAATGTTACCCCGATACCACAATACTTTCGAATTTGCTTAATTGTGGTTATATACCTATGATTACGTGAATATTTGAGGATGTTAGCTCGTGGCTAAAAAGAAAAAAGCTAAGAAAAAACAAGCAGTTAAGAACAAAGGCGGTCGACCGACCGTGTTTAAGACTGAACATCTAGCGGTGATCTATAAAATGTGCGAGTTAGGCGCGACCGATAGTGATCTCGCGGCGGCGTTCGGCGTTACGCGCGGTACAATCAACAATTGGAAAAAGAAACATTCCGAGGTTTTTGTACAGATCCGAGCGGGTAAAAATGACGCGAACGAAAACGTCGAAAAAGCGTTGTATCAGCGCGCGCTTGGTTACAAATGCGACGACGTTAAGTTCGCCACGTTCGAAGGTGCGATCACCGATGCGAAAAAATTTAAAAAACATTACCCGCCTGATATTGGCGCGATTAAATTTTTCTTAACGAATCGCGATCCCGAACGTTGGAAGAATATTATTGAACAGGGTCATGGTGATGGTGAAAAAGCCGAACCGGTCAAAGTGTCCGTTGTAGTCAAGGACGCGCGTAAATGAGTGAAATCAACATCAATGCAAATGTACCGCAATCGCAATTTTTAGCATTACCCCATAAATTCCGCGCGTTCGTCGCGGGCTATGGTAGCGGTAAAACATTCGTCGGATCGATTGCTCAATGTTTACAATATTGGGAATTACCAGGCGTCAATCAGGGTTATTTTGCTCCAACCATCCCGCAAATTCGCGATATTTTTTATCCAACGATCGACGAAGTGGCGTATTTGTGTGGATTAAACGTTCAGATCCGAGAAGGTAATAAAGAGGTCCACTTTTACAGCGGGCGAAAATATCGCGGTACCACTATATGCCGAAGTATGGAACGCCCCGAATCAATCGTCGGTTTTAAAATCGGTCGGGCGTTGGTCGATGAAATGGACGTATTGAAAACAGACAAAGCAAGCGCGGCATGGATTAAAATCATAGCCCGCATGCGTTACGACAACGCACCGAACGCCGTTGATGTGACCACAACGCCGGAGGGTTTCAAATTCGTATACCAACGCTTTAAAGAGTCGCCAGGTTCACGGTATGGAATCATTCAGGCGTCGACGTACGACAACGAAAAGAATTTACCGGATGACTATATCGAATCGTTACTCGAATCGTATCCGCCGGAATTAATCGCGGCGTACCTCAACGGTCAATTTGTCAACTTAACATCCGGCACCGTATACAATTCATACGATCGCACAGCGCATCGAAGTCGTGAGCGGGTACACGAAAAAGAACAATTACGGATCGGGATGGATTTCAATGTAACGAATATGTCGGGCGTTGTTTACGTAAAGCGGGGCGACGCGTGGCATGCGGTCGACGAACTCAAGGGTATATACGACACGCCCGCAATGATTGAAACAATCAAGCAAAAGTACCCCGAACATTCGATCAGGGTGTACCCCGATGCGAGTGGTGGATCGCGTAAATCCGTCGACGCGTCAATATCGGACATATCGTTACTGGAATCCGCGGGATTTCTGGTTTATGCTAATGCTTCGAACCCGCTTGTAAAGGATCGCGTCATCGCGACAAATCAAGCGTTTAACAAAGGGTTGTTATTTATTAACGACGAAGCGTGTCCCGAATATGCGCGATGTATGGAACAATTAGCATACGATAAAAATGGCGAACCGGATAAATCATCAAACATTGACCATTTACCCGATGCGGGTACCTATCCGATCGCGTTCGAAATGCCGGTCGTCCGTCCCGCTTCAAACATTAACTTTACATTCCCGACATAGGGGTTAAATTATGCCAGTAGAATCACAACATGAAGAATACGCCGATAATTTGTCAAATTGGCAAGTTACCCGCGATTGTGACAAAGGATCGAAAGCGATTAAATCACGGTCGAAAGGTAGCGGATCAAGTACGGGAACGTTAAACGGTTTATCCGGTACCGCGTATTTACCGGCACCGAACGCGGAGGATAGTAGTAGTAAAAACGAACAACGTTATTATGCTTATCGGGACCGCGCGAATTTTGTCAACTTCGTATCGTCAACAAAAGAAGGTTTCACGGGGTTAATATTCCGTCGTAAAACTGAAATCGAAGCGCCCGCGGCGACACAATATTTAATTGACAATATTAACGGCGACGGATTAACCACCGATCAGATGATTAAAGAAGTAACGAACAATACGTTATTAGTTGGGCGTCATGGTTTATTAACTGAATACCCGACCGCCGAAAGCGGTTTAACCGAAGCGCAGGTCACGGCGCAAAATCTGCGCGCGAATATCGTGTCATACCCCGCCGAATCAATCATTAACTGGCGATCGGAAACGACGGATGGTATTACTAAGTTATCAATGGTTGTATTACGTGAACCGCGCGAAGTAACGACGGACGGTTTCAAATACGATAAGAAAATTTATCATCGCGTTTTACGATTGGTCGATGGTGTATATATCCAGAATGTATACGACGATTCGGGTAGGTTGGTCACATGGTCGACCGGCGAAGGTGACGGCGTGACCGGCGACATTATTCCGAAGAAATCGAACGGTGATACATGGGATAATATCCCGTTTACATTTATCGGTTCAGTTAATAACGACGCGTGTGTCGATAAGGCCCCGTTATATGACATCGCGGAAATCAATATAGGTCATTATCACAATAGCGCCGATTATGAGGAAAGTTGTTTCATGGTCGGACAACCGACGCCGGTAATTACCGGATTGACGGCGTCATGGGTTAAAGATGTACTCGACGGCAAAATCGGACTCGGTTCACGCGGGGCGATTATGTTACCGGTCGGCGGTGCTGCGGATTTAATGCAAGCGGCGCCAAATCAAATGCCGCTTGAAGGTATGAACAAAAAAGAAGCGCAATTATTACAAATCGGCGCGCGGCTTATCCAGGACACGAACGGAAACGAACGTACCGATGCGGTCAAAGGTCGATTAGCGGGTCAAGGGTCGAAACTCGCGTCTATTATCTTGAATGTGGAATCGGCGTTTATTCAATGCTTCGGATGGGCGGGTGAATTTATGGGTGTTGATAATGGCGAAATTATTGTCAAAATTAACAAAGAATTTTACGATGAAACGCTCGATCCTCAGATGGTCATGTCTCAAATCGCATTAATGGACCGCGGCGTTATCGCGAAAACCGATTTACGGAGTAATTTACGATCCGGCGGATTAGTTGATCCCGACCGCACCGACGACGACATCGACGGTGAGGCCGAAGAAACGACGCCGTTAATATGAGTACAACTGAATACTTGACGAACAGTTCGACGCGTCATAACGTTTTTTTACAGCGTTACGCCGCCGGACAATCGAAAGAGGCGGTTACAGTCCTTAATAGGTTGAGTCGTAACATTAACGCGCGCCTGGCGTTAGAACCTACCGAGTTTCAACGTCACAGGCTCGAAATCGTATTACGCGACATTGATTCATTATCCGCCGAAGCGTTTACCAGTATTACCCGTAAAACGATTAACGGCGCGACGGAATTAGCGCCCGCCGAAGCGGCGTTCAGTGCGCGGCTATTCGACAAAGCAACAACCGTCGAAACGGGGTTTATTATTCCCGCCGATGCGATATTAATCGCTAACGTTATGCAATCGGCGATGAAGGTAAACGTTAATTCGGCAATCACCATTGAAAACGCACTCGCTCAATTCGGCGTTAAGAAATCGAAACAAATTTCCGACTTGATCACCGACGCGGTGACATTAGGCGATCCGACGAATGTTATATCCCGAAAAGTGGGTACCATGATCGACACGTTACACCGTCGACAAGTGACATCGTTAGTTAGTACGATAACGAACCACGTATCGAGCGCGGCGCGTAAAGAGGTTTACACGGCGAATAGTGACGTTATGGACGGGTACCGGTGGATCGCGACGTTAGATAATAAAACGACGCTGATCT